ATCGTTGTCCTTACTGTAAGAATAAAAATGATGGAAAAACTAATAAAACAGTTACTAAAATGACTAAAGAAGATTTTATTAAACGTTTAGATAATGATTATGAGTTAGTCAGTGATTTTATTAATTTAAAAACTAATGTAGACTTATTACATAAATCATGTGGTAATATTTATAATGTAAGACCCGATAATTTTTTATATAATAATCATAGATGTGAATGTACTAGAGTTAAGCATAAATATACAATAGAAGATATTCAAAAGTATTTTAATAAAATAAATGACTATGAATTAATTTCTAAAGAGTATGTCAATAAAAATGAAAAATTAAAAATTAAACATTTATCATGTGATAATATATTTGAAATGTCATTAAATGATTTTAAGAATAATAATTATAGATGTCCTAAATGTAAAACATCTAAAGGAGAAAATAATGTAAGAACTTTTTTATTAAATAATAATATTAAATTTAATGAGCAAAAGCGTTTCAATGATTGTAAAGATAAAAGAACTTTACCGTTCGATTTTTATTTAGAAGATTATAATATCTGTATAGAATATGATGGTGAATTACATTATAATAAAGCTAGATATAAAAATGATAAAGAATATAATCAGGATAAATTAAATATTACTAAAAAACATGATGAAATTAAGAATGAATACTGTAGAGTAAATAATATAAGACTTATTAGGATTCCATATACAGAGTTTGATAATATTGAAAAGATTCTTAAAAAGGAGTTGAATATTAATGCCTAGAAAATTAACTTATAAAGAAGTTAAAGATATTATAGAAGAAAATGGTGAATATACTTTATTATCTAAAGAGTATTTAAATAATAGACAGCATTTATTAATAAGACATAATTGTAATAAATGTAATAATAATATCTTTGAAAGAAGTCTTTATGTATTTCAAGCAGGTAAAAAATGTCATAAATGTGCTATAATAAATAGAACTAAATTAAAAACTAAAACTACTGAAGAATTTAAAGATGATATTAAAAGAATATTTAATGATGAAATGGAAGTTATAGGAGATTATATAAATAATAAAACTAAAATATTAATGTATAGTAGAAAGTGTGGTCATTATTTTGAAGGATATCCTATAAATCTTTTAAAAGGTTGTGGATGTAATATATGTACTATAAGATCTAAAGGTAATGAAAAAATAGATTCTATATTAAATGAATTAAATATAAATCATAAGTCTGAATATAAATTTAATGATTGTAAATATAAAAGAACTTTATCATTTGATTTCTACTTAGAAGATTATAATATCTGTATAGAGTATGATGGAGAACAACATTATTCTAAGAATACTTTTAGATATGGTGAAAAATTTGAAGAACAACAAAAACGTGATAATATTAAGAATAATTATTGTAAAGCAAACAATATAAAGCTTATTAGAATTCCTTATACAGAATTTGATAATATTGAAAACATTCTTAAAGAGAATATAAAAGGAGAAAAATAAAATGTCAAGAAAATATACTATAGAAGAAGTTAAAAATATGATTCATGATAAATATAATGAAGAATATATTTGTATATCAGAAGAATATATTAATAATAAAGAAAAGATTAAAATTAAACATTTGAAATGTAATAATATATTTGAAATGAGATTAAATAATTTTTTATTAGGTAATAAATGCCCTTACTGTAAGAATAAAAATGATGGAAAAACTAATAAAACAGTTACTAAAATGACTAAAGAAGACTTTATTAATAAACTAGACAATGATTATGTATTAATAGGAGACTTTATTAATCTTAAAACTAATGTAAATCTATTACATAAAACTTGTGGCAATATTTATAATATAAGACCTGGAAATTATCTTTATAATAATCATCGTTGTAACTGTACTAGAACTAAACATAAGTATACTATTGAAGATATTAAAGAATTCTTTAATAAAATAGATGATTATGAATTAATTTCTAAAGAATATATAAATACAATTAGTAAAATTAAAATAAAGCATTTATCTTGTGGAAATTGAACAAAAATGCTTTGAAGATTGTAAAGATAAAAGAGTATTACCATTTGATTTTTATTTAGAAGATTATAATATACTTATTGAATATGACGGTGAATTACATTATAAAGAAAGTAGATATAAAAATAGTCAAGATAAATTAAATATTATTAAAAATCATGATAATATTAAGAATAATTATTGTAAGGAAAATAATATAAAACTTATTAGAATACCTTATACAGAATTTGATAATATTGAAAATATTCTTAAAAAGGAGTTGAATGTAAATGGGTAAAAAATTTACTTATATAGAGGTTAAAAATATTATAGAAAAAGAAAATGGATATATTCTAATATCTGAAGAATATATTAATAATAGACAAAAATTAAAAATAAAACATTTAGAATGTAATAATCTATTCGAAATGGCATTTACAAATTTTTATAATTCTGGTAATAGATGTCCTTATTGTGCAAATAAAATAAGAAATAGAAATAATAAATATAAAATAAGTGATATAAATAGTTATATGAAAAAATTTGGTTATGAATGTTTATCGAAAGAATATCAAAATTACCGACAAAAATTAAAAATAAAGCATTTAGAATGTAATAATATATTTGAAATGACTTTTGATAATTTTAAAAATGGTAAAAATCGTTGTCCTTACTGTTCTAATCATATTAAATATTCTATAGAAGATGTTAAGAAAATAATTAAAGATAAAGATCCTGATTATGAATGTTTGTCAGAAGAATATATTAATAATAAAACTAACTTAAAAATTAAACATCTTAAATGTAATAATATTTATGAAGTAAATTTAAATAATTTTTTGAATAAAGAAAATAGGTGTCCTTATTGTAAGACTTCTAAAGGAGAAAAAATTATAAATGATTATTTATTAAAGAATAATATAAAATTTATAAGAGAATATAAATTTGAAGATTGTAAAGATAAAAGAGTATTACCATTTGATTTTTATTTAGAAGATTATAATATACTTATTGAATATGATGGTGAATTACATTATAAAGAGAGTAGATATCGTGATTCTAAATATAATAAAGATAAATTAAATAAACAAATATTACATGATAATATTAAAAATGAATATTGTAAAAATAATCATATAAAACTTATTAGAATTCCATATACAGAGTTTGATAATATTGAAAAGATTCTTAAAGAAGAATTAAATTTGTAATAAATTCCCCCTAAGACTTTTATAGTCTTAGGGGTTATTTTTATAGTTGGAATATTTTATAAAAACTCTATATAAAATTAAACTCTATCGTAAACAGAACCATCATTATTCTTAATAATGATCTTTGCAATAATAGGTACGTATTCTTCTAATGTATCACGCTTTGTGAGCATTATAGATGGTACATTAGCGTTAACAGTATTTAAATAATTCTTAACAACGTTGAATGTATATGGATAATATTCGAATGTCTTGAATTTATCGGTTGTTGGAACGAAGAACATAGTTAACTCGCCCTGTGGAATTAAGTCAGAAGAAATAATAGTATACTTATTAGCACCAGAAATAGCACCAATAGAATATTGAACTTCTACACCGTTCTGTTGATCGTTTACAGAATTAAATGACCAAGAAACGTTAGGAAGAATATTTGTATCAATTGGATTACCAATAATTACAAAGTAACCATTATAGCACTTATAATCGCCACGCATCTTAGTAGCAAGTAAATCAAATAACTTCTTAAGTTCATTTAACCATTCAGAAGGATTCATTGCAAAGTGACCAGAAGGATATACATTAAAGCTCTTTCTATACTGAGCTTCAGTACCTTCATAAGCTCTCATTAAGAACTGATAAATTCTCTGGTCTAACTTCTGAGCACAAACATTAGACATGATATCGATTAATTCAGCAGCACCATCAACCTGATACATAGCCTTTACGTCCTGAAGGAATTCAAGAGGTAAGGATGCTTCAATGTGTTCGCCTGTTCCAATTTCGATATCCTTCTTATCCATTTCAAAGTCAACGTTAGTAGACTTCTGATGTGTTTCAGAAGATAAGAATGCCATTACACGAACCTTAGTAGCTCTACCAGACATAGAAACGAATTCTAAGAAACCATTTTCAAGATCTACAGAACCAAATACAGTATCCTTAACAGGAGTTAAATTACCATCCTTATCATATTCAGTAAAGAATACGTCAGAATAAATTCTTCTGTAAAGGTCAACCTTTGCATTAACCTTAATAGGAGTTTCTACATAAGTACCATCTGCACCACATACTGGATAGTAAACATCTGTTACAACAAACTTTCTATCTACAGCATAACGAGCATCATTTGTAGGATTCTTATGATCAAAGATTGTAGAACCTGTAAATAAGTTAAATCTTTCAATCTTACCACCCTCTGCAAGAGCGATTACACCCTTATCAATAGGAGTAGCAGCTGTCTTATCATCTGTAGCTTCATAAGTATAAGTACCATCAGCTTCAGAAATAGTAATAGTAGAATAGAACTTAGTTTCTGTAGGATCACCATCAAAATCAGGATTCTGAGCTACACCATCATTCATAGGAAGCTGATAAAGTTCAGCTAATTCATTATCCTGCATATTAATAGATTCTGGTAAGTAATGCTTTGTCTTACCATCTGCACCTAAAATATATGGCTTCATAAATGCTACAGAGAATGCAGGAACTGTTACTGGCTCAGTTGGAACTGCATACTTTAAGCTTAAACGTGCCCAAAGCTTAACAAGAATAGGCATTGTTAAAGAAGCATAAGGCTGTACGCCTTCTAAAGATTCAGTTAAAATAGATTCTCTTGTAGAATCTGCCATTTCATGGATCTGAGCACATTCAGTAGCTTCAAAACCTTCGCAAAGATGGCTCATATAATCCTCATATAAAACATTGTCAGTTAAAATATCTTCAAAATTCTTACCAATGATGTTTGTCTGATGTCTCTGAGCAAAGTAATCCTGTGTCTCAGAAAGTCTTCTAGAGAAAGCATCCTGTGGTGAAGATGTAGTAACTTTCTTTTGATAAATTACACTCATGGTATCTCACCTAAGATGAAATTATTATCATCTTATTTTTTCCTTTCTTTTAAAGTAATAAATTATATAAATAAACTAAAAAAATTATAAATTATATAAATTAATAATAAATTTATGTTAAGCTCTTTAATTAGTTAAATATCTTTTTAACAACTGTTTTTCCTAATTGTTCACCACTACCTCTTAATAATGATTGTTTAAAGGTTTGTGATAAATCATGTCTATCCTGTTTTTTTTCTTCTTCTGCTTCTTCTTTTTTACGTTTTTCTCTAAGGTATTCTTTTTTTTCTTCAGCAGTCATATTTTTCATTTTTTCTGCTTCTTTTTTCTTTTCTTCTTCTTTCTTTTTAGCTTTTTCTTTTTCCATTTTTTCTACTTTAGCTTTTCTCTTTTCTTCTTCAGCTTTAATACCATTTATAGCAGCTTTAGTATAAACAGAAATATGCTTCTTAGCTTGTTCAAACGCATTTTCATCTAAAGGTTCTAAACCTCTAGATTCCATCATAATACAATATGAATTATATGATTTAATTTTAAAGTTTTCATCATATTCTAATGCTTCTAAATAATTATCCATATCATAAGAAGATACACTCATTAGTTCTTCACAAACTGGATTTAGATGTTTATTAAATCCCATTTTTTCATATACTTTATTTCTATCATGTCTATTTTTCTGATCTTTATCAACTTTTCTATCTAATTTACGGTTAGCTCTACTTGGATCGCCCTTTATTTTATGCCTAATTTCATTTCCTGCAAAAGCAGTACCTAAAGTAGCAGCAGTTCCTAATATAACTTTTTTCTTTAATGCTTTCTTATCATTTTTCCATTCTTTATAAGATTTATAATTTTTATTACCTTTAGCTTTTTCTCTTTGTTTATATTCATTATAACTTTCTTTATCTTTAGACTCATTAAAATAATTATTATAATAATTTAATAATTCTGATTCTGTAAAGTTTTCATATAAATAAATATATAAACTTTCATTTAAAGCTTGTTTAGTATCTCTAAATTTTTTCTTTCCTTCTTTTTTTCCAATAAGCCTACCTGTTTTTGTAGCATATCTTTGTGTCTGTTTTCCATAAGCTCTAATTTGTTTTTCTTGAGCTCTTTGATTAATTCTAGCTTGTTTTCTCATCATTCTAGCATTATGTGCATTTTGTTTTTTGCGTATATTTTCAGCAGTTTTATCTTCATCTTTATTATCATGCATTTTTTTAAGACCAACACCAGTAGCTGCTACCGCACCTAAAGCAGCTAATCTTTTTAAACGTTTTTTACGTTTTACTTCATCTTTATAGCCTTCAGGAGATTTAGCTATTTTACCTTTTGCAGCTTGTTGATTGCGATAATCTATATATCTAGGATCATTTTCTTTTTTATTTTTTTTAATTCCATGACTTAATAAACCATCATCCTCTTTATCTTCTTCTTTATTTTTATTAAAAATACCTTCATTATAATAATACATCTTCTCACCTTCTCTATTTAAAATTAATAATAAATAGTTTTAAGCATAAGTACCATCAAAACCACTTAATGTATTATTTTTCTTCTCATTGATCTTTGAAAATGGTGAATCTAATTTTAATTCTAGTTTCTGCAATATTTTTTTATCACTAGAAACTTTCATTAATTTTTCCATTTTCTTTATTTGTTCTTGAATTTCTTTTTTCTGTTTCGGATTTAATTTATCACCATTTTTATTTAATTCTTGTTTATATAATTCTAATATTTTTTTACATCTTGTAATATTAGAAGGATGACAATCTATAAAATACATTCCCATATAAGATGTAAATAAAGTATATATTTTAGAAAGAGATGTAAGAACATCTAAAGAATTCATTGGATTATCTGAAATGGCTTCTAACCCAGTGTAGAGATCTTTACCATAACCATGTTTAGCTGCAAAAGCATCTGCATATTTTTCAGCCTGATAGTCTAAAGTAAGAAGACCTGCTGAACCAACGTCTTTAAATAAAGATTTTATTACTTTCATTAATATAATTTTAATAACTAATTTTATAGGTGTAAATATTATATTTAATGTTTTATTAATTGCACCAAAGACTTCTCTAAAGCCACCAATAATTTTATTAAATACAGTTAAATTAAGTTGTAATTTATCTCCAATAATATCATAAGATCCTGGATTAGATAACCAAACTAAAGTTTTATAAATAAATTCTTTTTGTTTAGTTGGAAGAAATTCTAATGGCATTTTAAATAATGTTTCAATTAAAAATTCTAATAAATCTTTTGTATATTCTCTAAAAGCACCTTCAGAATTATTTAATAAAAATTTCCAAGTTATTTCTAAAATACCATCGACTATATTTTTACTACTATTATAACGAATATATTCTTTTCGTACAAAGAAATTATGTCCTATTTCATGAAGAAATATCGCATTAACTTCTTCTTTAGTAAGTTCACCTGTTAATAATTTAGGATAAATATAGATATTAATTTTTTTATCAGTTGAATCTTTAAATTTAATTCCTTCAGAATTTTCAACTAAATCATAATTCTGCTTTTTAGTTTTACTAGCAATATTAATCCAATTTATAGTAAAAGCATTTTGAACGCCGTAATTACTACCAATATGAATATTTAATTTTTCTAAATTAAAATATTTTTCTAATTTAGCTTCAGCTTTTTTAATATCATTTTTATATTTATATGGATTTTCATTATGACTAACTGCATAAATAAGTTTTTCCCATAATTCATCTTCTATTTCTTTCATTGTATTGGATTTTCCATAGAAAGCTTCATTATAATAATTATCTTCTTTTAAACTTGTTACAGTATTATAAGCTCCTAATCCAGTAGTGAAAACTGAAGCACCTGCAGCAATTGCTAATTGTTTATTTTGTTTTTTTAATTCATTAATTCTATTATTCTTCCAAATACTAAAGCTTTCTTTTGAACCAGATTGTTTATAAAGCTTTTTAGCTTCACTATTATTATTTAATAATTTTAATTCTTTATTATTTTTTACTAATGTTTTAAAACTATAAAAAGATCCTGCAGCTCCTGCTCCAGTTATAGCTAAATTTTTAGATACTTTTCCAACATTTCTACCGTTTATATTGAAATTATTAAAATTAACATTTGATATGTTTGGAGCTATATATTTACCTTTTTTATTTAAAGTATTATAAGCTCCTAATCCAGTAGCTCCTACTACACCTAAATTACTATATCTTAAATTTTTAATTTGTCCGTTTAAATACATTTTTCTTTCTGAAAGCCATTTAGAATAAGGTTTTTCACTTCCAGAATCTCTATATATTTTTTTAGCTTCTGTAGGATTATTTAATAATTTTAATTCTTTTTTTAAATTAGCAAGTTCTAATGTATTAGCAGCACCTGCAGTAGCAGCCAAACCCATAGTACCTAATCCTATTTGTTGTCTAGTCATTTATAGTAGCATCTCCTTTCTATATATTTAATAATTAAAAGTTTTTAATTAAAAACCCTAATGAGCATTACACTCATTAGGGTTACTTTATATAATATTTATTTTATTCTTCGTATTCTACTTCTTCGCCTTCAGATGTATAGAACTTTCCATCAGAACCTTCCCATACATCATTTTCTTTATCAATGCATTTAATAAGTTCAATATCTTCTTCAACTTCGTCTATTACTTCTTCATTATTATCTAAATTTTTATCAATATATAAAGAAGAATTTGGAATAAACTTTACATAGTTTTCTTTAATAAGATCAGCAACAGCTTTTCTTAATTTTTCATTCTCATTATACTTTTCTTTAAAAGTCTTTAGAGTAAATTTAACTTCAGGAAGTTTTTCTAAATAATAAGCTCTTGGAGAACCCTTAAGTATTCCTAATTCCTTGAAATTAACTAAATTACTTAAAACATTGTCAAAACCCGTTGACTGTTCAAAAACCATTTCAAAAGTTCTTCCTGCTTCATTAGATCTTGACTTTATGAACTCACCTTTTACCATAAATCCTTTAACACCATAAGTTGAATCTTCATCAAGCTTTGTTGAAGTTGTACAACGAATGATATTATTGGCAAGGTATAGTATTGAACTTCCGCCTGGAATACTTTCCTTTAAATTTTCATATAAGGTCGTTAAGCTTATATCGTTCTCTTATGAACTGCTACATATTACTATATAGAAAAGACTATATCTTCATTATTATATTAATAATGCTCCCCATTTCGATTTAATCAGGAATTACTGAATTATTACTTCATACCTAAACCACTTGGCTCTACTCTACTTCCTTCTTCAGCTATTCAATAATAGCTTATGGTTTCGATAGTCGTTGAACTTTACTTATTTCTTTAGATATAATTTCATTAATTTTATCAAACTCATCATATTTTATTATTAAAATATTATAACCTAATAATTCTGCAATATTGTATTTATTTTTATCTATATTTTGTCTATCTTCTAAATCTTTATCATTCATATACCATTTTTTAAAATAATGCTGAGTACCATTGACTTCTATTATTAAATTATAATCTTCTAAATAAAAATCATATGGTTTATTTTTTAAATAATCATTATTTCTAATAATAAAATCATGTGTAAATGATATATTTTCAGATAATAAAAAATTTTTAACTTTTTCTTCTCCAATAGATAATTTCTTACAAAAAGGGCATATTTGATTTTTTGAAAAAT